GGAAAAGGCGAAGGTCTAGGAAGCAGAAGTTTTGCTCTAATCGCTGTGGCGACAAGCATCGCAACCCTATTCCCAAAGTACGTACCACATGCAAGGAATGCGGTGTTGCGTTACCAGAGTGGAGATGGAGCAAGCACCGCACTGTTCCGCTGCAGTTCTGTGGAAAACCATGTTCTATCCGGTGGCAGAGCCAGCAACGCAATGCGATTTATCGAGGCGCACAAGTCGATGAGCCGGTGATGACTCGTGGCCAGATTCTAGAGCGTGACAATTATATCTGTCAACTGTGCGGCAAGCCTACTTGGCCACACATGCACAAGCATCACAGGCGGTATCCCAATGTGGACCACATTATACCCATAACTCGCGGCGGCAAGCATGCGAACAACAACCTTCAATGCCTGTGCAAGTCGTGTAACGCAAAAAAGTACAACAAGCTCATAGGGCGGCTGCGTCCGGAAATGGTTGTGTCCGGGACGGATTTTGCTTGACGCCCGATAGTCCTCTGGGTTAATTGAGGGCTGACAACTGACGACGGCACGCACGCGGCCCCTTAACGGGGTTTGGACGCTAAGACGTATCCGGCCTTGTGTGTGCGACGTGAGGGTTACGGTTCCGGCCGAGTATCGGGACACGAATCGCAGAACGGTTGAGGTTTTTGACCTTGCCGAGCGGTTCGTGTCCCGTTTCTCGTGACACATCAAATCGCCTCGGCATTACTCGAAAGGCGAAATGATGAATGAGCTAGACACTCTCAAAACGGCCTATAGCGGGGCCGTTGATAAGCTCGACGCGTATTGGAAAGGCGTCGAGGCGACCTGTTCGGCCGAGGAACGCCAGCCAAACGAAACCGAGACGAAGACTTTCGACAAGCTGAACGGCGAAGCCGAGGCTTGCAAGGCAACGCTCGAAACGGCCACGGCGAACGCCAAGCGGGCATCCGTAGTTGGCGCCCATCGTGCGTTTCAGACGACTCCCGATCGTTGGGTGGACCCGGTCCAGCCGACGACCACGCCGAACCGGGCTCCGGCCAAGATTCCGGCCACGGCTCGACGGTCTCGCAACATCGTGGCGTTCAAGCTCGCCCCTGACCCTGAGCTTGCTGCGTATTCGTTCGGCTCGTTTGTGGCGGCCACGGTAGGCGGTAACCCCGTTGCGGACCAATGGTGCCGAGAGCACGGCGTCTACGCAACGATGTCGAGCAACGTGAACACGGCTGGCGGGTTCGCCATTCCCGACGTGTTCGTTCCCGATCTCATCCGCTTGGCCGAGCTGCGTGGCGTGTTCCGCCGAGAGGCTCGTGTTGTGCCGATGACCAGCGACACGGGGATTTGGCCACGACGCACGAGTGGCCAGACGGCCTATTTTGTGGCCGAAGGCGCCAATCCGACCGAGTCAGACGTCGCGGGAGACAACGTATCGCTCGTCGCCAAGGAAGCGGCCGTGATGACGGTCGTTCCCCGGAACCTGATGGAAGACTCGATGATCGAGCTGGGCGAGCTTGTGGCCACCGAAAGCGCCCTCGCCATGGGGACGCTTGAGGATACCGTCGGCTTCAATGGTGCCGGAACAGCGGCCCATGGCGGAATCCAGGGGGTCACCGTCAAAATCGACAACGGCAACCATACGGCGAGCGTTCAGGACGCAGCGAGCGGCAACGTCGGTGCCACCACGTTGGATCTTACCGACCTGGAGGCGACGGTCGGTAGCCTGCCGATCTTCCCCGGCCAGACCCCCAAGTGGTTCTGTTCGAAGCCTGTCTATTACGCGTCGATGGCGCGGTTGATGGACGCGGCCGGCGGAAACACGAAGGACGATGTCGCGGGCGGGACCGGCTTGCAGTTCCTCGGGTATCCCGTGGTCCTCACTAACACGATGGACACCACGACGGGAACCAACGCGAGCACGGTCATCATCCTGTTCGGCGACCTCACCCAATCAACACTGTTCGGCGATCGTCGCCAATTCACCATCGCCTCTGACGGCGGCGGTAAATACTTCCAGGCGGGAACGATCGCGATCAAGGCGACGGCGAGGTTCGACGTCAACAACCACTCGCTCGGCGATACGTCCAACGCTGGTCCGATTGTCGCAATGAAGACTGCCGCGAGCTAGCGGATTGAACCGGGCGGATTACTCCGGCCCTCAGTGAAAGGTGAAGCAATGATTCACGACCAGTACCAAGAAAGCCAAGTGATGATCAGCCCGCTGTCAACCGCGACCAACGCGACATCGACAGGCATCGTTGACACGCTCGGCTATGAGTATTGCACGATCGAGGCGATTCTCGACTCGGCGGGAGCGGTGTCGTCTAACCCGGCCACGCTGAAGCTCAGCGAGAGCACGGTCACGAACTACAGCAGCGCGACCGATATCGCGGTGTTCACCGGCGACGATACGACGTCGGGGTTCACCATCCCCAACGCCGACACGGACAACGGGCAGATCGTGAGGTTCAACGTCGATTGCAGGACGCGTGAGCGTTACTTGCATATCACGATCACCCCGGCGGGCGCGGCCCAAATCGTGGGCGCGGTGGCCAGGCTCGGTCGTCCCAAGGTGGCCAGCGTCGCCACGAACACGCCGAGTTACGCGGCGATCGTGACTGGCTAGGGTTTTATGGATCCGGGCGTGCGGTCCGGCCGTGGAAGCGGACCGTACGCCCCTTTTTGAGGGTATTGAATGCCAGCGACAGCGGACACTGTGAACGGCGAGATTAAGCTCAACATCGGGGCTGGAAAGTTAATCGACCTCGACGGGTTCACGTCCCTCGACCGGAAAAATGGTCAAGAGGGCTATCCTCTTGAGTTCGACGACGGGACCGTGTCCGAGATCTACGCGTCGCACGTCCTAGAGCATTTCAGCCACCGACAAGTGAGCGAGGTCGTCAACCATTGGGCCAAAAAGCTCAAGCCAGGCGGGCGAATACGAATAGCCGTCCCCGATTTTCAGTTGGTCGCGCAGACATATTTAGACGGCAAGCCCATCAACGTCCAAGGCTACGTGATGGGTGGCCATTCCGACGATGACGATCACCACGGCTGTATCTTCGACCGGGAATCGCTCGCCGAGGTCATGGCCACGGCGGGGCTCGAACGAATCCGGCCCTGGAAATCGGATGTCTCCGACTGTGCCGACTTGCCATGCAGCCTAAATCTCATGGGCTACAAGCCTCTCGGCGATGACGAGGCGGTAACGGGTTGCGTGGCCGTGTTGTCCGCCCCCCGGTTCGGCCCCTTGTTGCACATGCGTTGTGCGTTTTCGGCGTTCAATAAGGTCAAAATGCCCTACCAAATTACGCAGGGGGCTTATTGGCATCAGGTAATCTCGGATTGCTTGGAAGCACAGTTAGACACGAGTGCCGAATTCCTCATCACCTGCGACTTTGACACGGTATTCCAGGGCAGCGACGTGCGTGACTTGTTCCGGCTGATGAAAGCGTTCCCCGAGGCAGACGCTATTTGTGCGGTGCAATCCAAGCGTGGATCCGAAGGCCCGTTGTTCGGAATGAAGGACAAAGACGGGAATCCTATCACGACGATCGCGGCACAAGAGTTTAACCGGCATATTACGCGAATCACCACGGGCCATTTCGGGTTGACCATATTCCGGGCCGAGTCGCTACGGACGTTTGAACGGCCATGGATGACCCCCAGACCCAACGACGACGGGCGGTGGGCAGAGGGCAAGATCGACGCCGACATCGACTTTTGGCAAAACTGGGAACGGCAAGGCAAAACACTTTTTCTTGGCAACCGGGTTGTCGTCGGACACCTGCAAGAGCTTATTGCGTGGCCAAGTGCCGACTTCTCACCGGTATATCAGGGCACGTCCGACTACACCCACGACGGACCACCTCCGGAGGCTGCACGGTGAAGATCAAGTTCATTCGGGACTATCGAGGACGCAAAGCCGGGACGACGTGGGAGCCTCAAGACGGGGTGGCGAACGTGTTAATCCGTCGCAACATCGCTGAACAGGTACGGCCACGGGGCCGACCGAAGAAAGGAACCGAGAAGCGTGTCAAATCCGGTACGTGAGCCCGATACGATCACGACTCAGCCAACGGTAGAGCCGTGGACTATCGAGGACATTAAGCGGCAGACGCGGATCGATGGCGCGTTCGATAACGATACGATGATGCTGGCGGGCTACGCGGCTCGTCGTGCGGTCGAGAACCACCTACGTCTAAACCTCATCGACACGGTTCGCGCCTACCGGCTCACTAATTGGCCGAACTCCGACACGATATGGCTCAAATGGGGACCGATTGATTCGGTCGGTTCTATTACATACATCGACAGCGCGGGCGCCTCACAGACCCTTGCGACTTCGGTCTACGACGTGGACCTCTACAACCGACCCGGACGGGTGTTCCTCAAGTACAACCAAGAGTGGCCGAGCATACGAGGCGACACGTACGGAATCGTCGTGAACTACACAGCCGGATACGGCACGGCCTCAACCGACGTTCCCGAAGATGTGCGAATCGCGATCCTCATGCTGGCTGCCCATTGGGTGAGAACACGCGAGGCGGTGAGCGACGAGAAGCTGATGGAAGTTCCGATGGGATTCCTTCACCTGTTGAGCCGTCAGCGGACGGTGTTGGCGAGATAGGGATGGCAAGGCGCCACCATGCGATACCGGCCGGACTGCGCAACCGTCGGATACAGATTGACCGGCTGACGGTGACTCGCGATGCGTACGGTAGCCCCGTTAATACGTGGCGGCCTTGGGCTCAGCGATGGGCGTACATCCAGCCGGTGCGTGGCAACGAGTTGATGGAGGGGCAGAACTTGACGGAGAAGCAGTTCGTGCGAATGCAGTTCGAGTACACGAGCGACCTGAAGGCGAAAGACCGGATTTCGATTGAGCAAGAGACGTACAACATCCGGGAGATTATCGACGTGGGCTCGGCTCACGTTACGACCGAGGTTCTGACGGAGCGGCTACCTTGATTGTTCTGCCGGATGCTGAGGACTACGCGAACACCGTCACGACGGATGACGTGGCCGAGGTGCGTGTGGTGTCGGGTAAGAGCTGGGTCGTTCTAGTGTGGGAGGAGTACCTATGCCCGCAGTAGTCGTTTGGAATACCGAAGTTCCGGCCAAGTTCATTGCGACCGCCAAGCGTGGGCTGGCGAACGCGGCTCACGCAATCGAATCGAAAATGGTCGATA